ACAAGTTCGTCAGTATACATGGGAAGAAATGGTGGGAAATATGTACGAAATTTATCCTGATGAACTTAGTGATGTTCGTGAAATACCTTTTGGTAAAAAAACCGATAATTATCGATAAATAACTAAAAAATAATATAAATGTTACCATCCGGACAAGTAGATGAATTAGGAGCTGCTAAACGAACTCCAATAGTAATCACTAGGGATAAAATTTATAAAGGAATAGATATTCCAGGAACTTATACTGTTGCTGGTATTACCTATGACTTAAAGACAAGGGCACCAATAAATGCGGAAAAATTTGTAAGAGAAACAGTAAAACGTCCTGTTCCAACAAATAATACGAATAATACAAATACTACTGAAGTAAAGGGAGTTGAAGATCTTCCTGAAATTAAAACTGGAGATGTAAATAATAATAAACCATTTACAAACTTAAGATACCCTAACCAAAAACTTGGAATAGATAGTGATTATCTACAAATCGATGTATTAAGATTTGTAAATACTGGTATTACCAATTTGCAAGATGATAATACATTAAAAGTAAATAGTATTACCGAAAATCTAGATAAAAAAGACCCGTTAGGGACAATATTCTTACCAATACCAAATCAAATACAAGATCAAAATGGAGTAAATTGGGGCGCAGATAGTATAAATGGATTGGCTGCCATGGGACTAAGTGCAGTAGGTGCGATCACGCAGAGTGGTGGTCTAAATGATATGATTAATACTACAGGTCAAGAAATTAATACACTAAAAAATAAAATAATGTCTACTGGAAGTGGTGGTAGAAATGCGTTCAATGCTCGAATAGGTGCAGAAATAGTCAATCAATTTGGAGGAAATACCTCTACATCAGGTATTTTAGCACGAACTAGTGGACAAATATTAAATCCAAATATGGAATTATTGTTCAATGGTGTAACTCTAAGATCATTTAATTTTACATTCGATTTAGCACCTAGAGATATTGATGAATCAAAAACAATAAAAAAAATAATCAGAGTATTTAAGAAATACATGGCAGCAAAAACTACATCTGCTAATTCTGGAAATGGACTATTCATAGCATCTCCCGATGTATTTCAATTGACATACAAAAAAGGTAATACTAATCATCCATTTTTGCATACATTTAAACCGATGGCACTTTTAAATGCATCTGTCAATTACACGGGTTCTGGTGTATATGCAACATATCGTGATGGAACTCCGGTTCATATGCAATTAACTTTATCATTTCAAGAACTCAACCCAATTTACAATGAAGATTATGGTGATATTGAGACTAATGAAAAAGGACCAGGAGTAGGATTCTGATGGGATACTTTAGAGAAATACCTGATATAGAATATCAGTCACCTTTTAATAGTAGAATTTCCGATTCTTCTTATGTTCTTGCAAAGAATATATTTAAGAAGATGAAAATTCGTGATGATCTTCAAGATGTATTCACAATCTTCAACAAATATGTAATTCGTGAAGGACAAAGACCAGATACACTGGCAGAGGCATTATATGGAAAATCAGATTTAGATTGGATAATTTTAATATCTGCAGGTATCATTAATGTAAGAGATGAATGGCCAATGAGTGATCATGAATTATATGAATATGTTGTGAATAAGTATACAACAAACAGATTGGAATCTACAGAATTAGAGATACAACAGGCAATTAGTGCCGTCCATCATTATGAAACTACGGAAGTAAAAGATGATCAAGGTAGATTAATACTTCCAAAAGGAAAAATAGTAGACTCTGATTTCAGTATATCAAATCCTTCAAATAAGAAATTAAATTTAAATCCTGTCACGACAGTGACCAATTATGAACATGAGGTGAACTTGAATGAGGCAAAAAGAGAGATTTTCTTACTAAAACCTTCATATTTACAACAATTCTTGTTAGATTTTAGACAACAAATGGTTTATACCAAATCTTCCGAATTTGTCAATAGTCGTTTGATACGAACAGAAAATACCAGAATACAATAAAAAAGGAGGGTATTAACCCTCCTTCTCTATCACTCGGCAAGTTTGGCAAAGTAACTCAATGCATCATCCTCATCTTCACTAGAAGAATTAGTGATGTCAGGACTGTTGAAGTCACGTCCCTCACTCAAAGAATCTAGTTCATTCTTCATGGATTGAGGCACGGGATTGGAGTCTCCACGATTCTGTGCGCGAAACTCTTCTTCTTCCTCGATAGTCTCCTGATCCTGAAACTTAGGAGTGCCCTTATTACCAAGGACATAATCCAGACGCTTCTTCAGATCATCATAGGACTTGAATTGATCGGGAGCAACAAACTCTTCAAGAGAGTACTGTTTCTTCCAGATACCTTCCATTGCCTCATCGTCGTCCAGAAGAGCAGAGACTGCGGCAAACTCTGAAGAGTCATAGTTACGATAACCTGCCACGTTCTTTGCCTTCAGCTTGAAGTTGGCACCTTGCCAGAAGTCGAACGGATCGATTGCTTCCTCGTCCTCGAACTCAGGTTGCATAGCAGTGGTAATCTTATCAAAGATTTTCTTACCGTACTTATACAGGAATACCTTGCCTTCGTTCTCAGGATTAGCAGGATCCTTCACCACATAGATGTTAGAGACATAAGTCAGCTTACGCTTCTGCTTACGTGCCAGTTCTTTACCGGCATCCGTACCGTTATTCCACAGAGTGGTATTGTACTCAGACACGGGATCCTTTTGTCCCAGAGTAGTCAGGGAGTTCTCAATGTACCATCCACCAGAACCTTGGAAGGCATGAGAGTACAGCTTCACAAACGGCAGATCTTCACCGTTGGGAGCAGGGAGAAAGCGAATAACGGCATAACCATTACCACTCTTATCAACATCCAGTTTCCACAGACGCTCGTCGCCGGAACTGTTGGTATTCATTTTTTCGACTTCCTTGACCAGTTTGGCAGTCAGGGAGCCCAGTTTAGATTGCTTCTTAAGATCAGCAAAAGACATTCGGATTACCTCGGATTAGTTAGATTTTGTCGGATTGACTTTGATATTATAGCAAGGTTGCCCTCAAGCGTCAATATAGTCCTTGAGAGATTGGACAGTTTTTTCCATGGTTGAGAACAGTGTGTTCATGTCCGTATTCGGTGGGAATCCCATCAGAACAACAGACTTTCTGAGATTCTCTTTCATTTCAACTGCGGCAGGATCATCGGAAAGAGATAATCGAGTGTACATAATCCTTTGTTTTTCCAAAAGATTAGTCATCATATCAATATGCTCTAATTTTTGTTCTTGAGACATGGTGCCAAAATTCATAGCAGTGCTATAAATTTTTTCTTGAAGATTATTAATTTCTTCTAATGCCTCTTGAATAATTTCAGAATTAAAAAAATCACTCATTTACCATTTTCCTTAAAAGTTTTTTATATTGGAACACATCAATATTTAGAAAGGGTATATATTTTTTAATTTTTAAACTAACGGTTTCCCACACCGGATCATCTAATTTTTTATCGAATTTATCAGAAAAATGGAATATTTTTTCGTAAATCACAAAATTTTCCAACGATAGTTGTCCTCCTAGAAATGCTTTTAGAACTGGTGGGTGTCCTTTGGAGCAATCGAATAGACTTTCTAAGTTGTTTTCCGATAGTAATTCGTTGCTTTGTTCTTTGAACAAGTAAGTCAAACTCTGCTGTCGTTTCATCCACTCGGCATATGTCCTTTCTCCAGAATTGATAATTTCTCCAATCCATAAGTTTTGTGGGTTATCGGCGGAAATAAAATTTGATACTAAAAATTGTACAACTTCATTATCCGAATACTTTCGGGAAGTTTTTTCAAAGAAATACTTATCTTTTCTCTTATTAAAAGACGCTACGGTAGCTCGTGTTTTGGCACCATAGCGAAAGAAATCGTATTTTGGATTTGTAAAATGATTTTTAAGTGACAAATAATGTTGATAGGTTTCAAAGGGAGTCACAGTCATAAGGGCAATTTTGCTCTCGATGTTTTTTTCATAAAATTAAGTTGAGTGGCATCCCACTTTAACTTTTCTTTTAATGGTTTGGATACTAATTTCGCAATAGATTCAATTTCAAGTTCATTAATTTCACAATAATAAACAATGGCATCAATATAGTTCATCTTTTCAGACGAAACAATACCCTCAATTTCAAGGGCAAACTTTGATGGTGTGAGAAATTTTTTTTCTATTACTTTTTCTAATTCTTTATTAGGTTCCATAGAGTTCCAATTTATCTGCAACAAACTTTCTAATGTATTGGGTAAGAAGTTTGATGTATTTTGATTTGTCTCGTTCTTCATAGACGACGCATTCTCCATTTTCGCAAGCCATAATAATTACAAGTTTTTTGACAGAAATGCCTGTCAGTTCGTACAGCATACAACCATATGCCATGCACTGTACAAAATAGTGTTCGATCCACTCCCGTGGTTTTGGTTTCTTGGATGTTTTGAAATCAATTATTGCTAGTTCGCCTTCATATTCGGCAATACAATCAACCGTTCCGGCAATACCAAGTTGTTTACTATATAGGGAACTTTCCAAGGCATGAATATTATCAATTTTATTTAAATCTGATCTGGCAATATCAAACAAAAACTTAGAAATGGGTTGAACCTCTGGAAGTTCTGGAATATTGAGAAGATAGTTTTCTGTTAGTGAGTGCATGTCAGTACCACGACTTGTAGCAGCCTTGGTAATCTTATTTGCCTTTTCTTCTCCTACTTTTTTACGCCATTTAACAAAAATTTCTTTATTAAAATGACTGGTCACCGAAGTGATAGAGACTAATCGGATAAGTTCTTCATCATTAGGAACTTTATAATAACGAACTCCATCAATAGTCTCTCTATCAAGACGAGGGAGATTCAAATCAACATGATTAAACATTAAAAACCTGCTTCTATTTTTGCTATGATGTATTCTTTGACTAATCCGGAACGAACAATATCTTCCACTCCAAACTCTATTATATCAAAAGATTGCATTTTTCTCAAGATGTTCATGAAGTCAACAATACCATTTCTATCATTTGATTTTGTTAAATCAGATTGTCTGGCATCACCACAGAAACAGATTTTAGTGTTTTCACCAACACGGGTAATAATAGAGTCCAGTTCATGGAAATTAAGATTTTGAAACTCATCAACTATAACAATTGAATTATCAAGTGTTGTTCCACGAAGGAATGATGTGCTCCAAAACTTAATTGTATCTTGCGATTTGAGATTACCATAAAGCATCTCAAAGTCTGCATCACTGGGCATCTGGAACATGTACTTTACCATATTCTTATATGGAATCTGGTAAATATCAGCCTTGTCCTCATGATCACCCGGAAGGAATCCAATCTCTCTGGTTGCCACAAGAGAACGTACAAGATAGATTCTTTCATATGGAGTGTTCTCGGAAAGAACATCCATCAGTGCATTATACAAGGTAATAAAAGTCTTTCCTGTTCCGGCACATCCATATGCCACAATATGCTTCCCTTCCTTATACGAATCAAAAAGTCGCTTTTGATTATCGGAAAGTGGTTCAATATCTACAAGATATTCTTGACTCAGTGGTTTTTTGCGCTTCATCTGCTTTGTAGTGAGTCCAACCCCGATGGGTTGTTCTGCAGATGCTCTTTTTCTTCTTGCCATATCAAATTTTATCTATAGATGAACCGGGCATTTTTTTCACTTTTGATAATACATCATTCCAACCAGGATTTTTCTTGCGAAGTTTATCCTTCCATTCACCAACCTCGCCAAAAGAAGGTGAGTTTTCGGGGGTGTAGTATCTTTCCCAATCAGGATTATCGTCTCTCCATTGATCCCAATCGTGAATACTCATTACAACGTCTTTAGTTTCACCAGTCTCTTTATTCTTTACAGGATATGTTGCCATTGTTATGAATTCAATATAACGGTATTTAGATCCACTCCAGTGCCTCTGAAACGGACGGAAACTGCTCTTTGAACACTTCCTTACATGCAAGTGCAACGTCCATGTGCTCCTTCTGAGTGCCGTTTGCAGACCTCAGAGTTATATAATGAATCCATGAGCGACATGAGCCCGTCATGTAAATTTTTGTGCCAACACAGAGTGGAAGCACATTTCTTGCACATTCCTTTGCCACTCCTGCTTCAAGCATTTGTTGGTAAAGTGCCATTGAAGAATCAAATAAAGTCTTCATTTGCATCTGAAATTTTTGAACCATAAACTCATCTAAATCATCAATGGAATTTTGACGATTTTTAGTATCTTGTCTTCGTAATTCTGGAAGTTTAATTTTTTCACCCAAAAGTGAAGAATCGGCATATCTTTGAGAAAATTCTTGATATGTAAAACTTCTGTGACGCAATATCTGAGCTGCGATTGCCCGTGTGGTTGAAATTTCAAGAGTCATATAACTCTGTTCAAACACACTCCAATGATTATGCTTGATACAATATTTCAAGAGTCCAGAATACTTTTCATTATCCTGATTAGAGGGGTTACTAACGCGAGCAACATATGCCATCATTTTCTCCGCATCAGGAGTAATGCTAATAAATTTTACTGTCATAAGTCTTTAGTCTGGGTAACCATCATCATCGTTGTAGATTTCATCATAATCTCCATATTTAGACTCTGGATGATCATCATAATTTTCTCTCTTATCAGTATAGGCATCAACATCGGAAAATATTTCTGCCTTGAGAGAATCAACCAATAGTTCTAAATTTTTTACTATTAGTTTGAGTCTTTCTTTTTCCATATAAAATAGAATATCACCATAACATTTTACACAAAAAAAGAGGGGTAGTCAACCCCCCGCATTAAGTAAAATTTTACAAATTCTTTTACAAGTTCCTTGGTCCTCATCGCATTCAATTAAACAGTCGAAGTAATCATTTATCAGATCTAATTCGTCATTACATCTGTCTACGGTTTCCTCAAAATGACGCCATTCTGCTAATTGATTACGAGATAGTCGATCATGCATCTCATCTCCCGCAATTTAATATGTTTATAACAAAAGCATGATTTTCACTTCATATGCTTTTTCCTAATTCTATACTATGTAGCTCTGTTTGTGTTAGTTTACTAACATTTGTGTCTTTGTTACTTAAGTATAAAAAAAGAGAGGTTTCTCAACCTCTCTTAAGAAGAACAATTTCACCATAGAACAAAGACATTATGGCAACACATCCCAAGATAATTAATCCTGTGGTTTGTAATGCTTCCATAATTGCCTCATTTGGTATAGGAAAGTCCACGATAGCAGAAAGTACCGTGAGGTTCTTTGCTTTCTACACAACGAGTATCATAATCAACACCACGATATTTGGTGATGTGAATCTGAGCATCATGCAG